CTAAAAAAATTAATATTGGAAAAACAGTTGGAGAAGATAGAGTATATAAAAACAAACCCAAAACAATTAAGGACTTTCTACATGAGTAAAGCAGAGAAACTAACATCACAAGAGCAAATTGCCAGCTTTCTTGAAGATAAAGATAATAAAAAATATCACTATAACCACTATGAGGCAGAAGACTATAAGATATCCTCTGGCAGCCTAAACCTTGACATGGCCCTAGGAGGAGGACTTTGTTCTGGCGCTCATAGGTTTACTGGAGTTAATGAAGGAGGTAAAACTAGCTGCGCACTAGCATTTGCCAAAAACTTCCAAGAACATTTTAAAGATGAAGGCATGGTGGTTTACATAAAAAGCGAAGGGAGATTGAGTACGGAAGTTTTAAATCGCTCAGGAATAGACACATCTGAAAATAGATTTTTTGTCTTCGACTGCAATATTTTCGAAAAAGTTTTTGAACTTATTAGGGAACTCGTTTTTCGCAACGAACAAAACAAAAAATATATGTTTGTCATAGATAGCGTTGATGCGCTATGCAGGATTGGGGATATAGATAAACCATTTGCTGAATCAGAGCAGGTGGCTGGAGGAGCCCTTATCACATCAGTATTTCTTAAAAAAATGGTCCTACCTATATCTAAAATGGGACACATGATGATACTAACAAGTCAAGTTAGGGTAGAGGTTGCAACTAACCCATACGCAGCCAGAGGAGGCCCAAAGGTAAAACAGGCTGGAGGTAATGCGATCAAGCACTATGCAAACTTTATTCTTGAATTCGAAGATAGGTATAATTCAGATATTATTTTCCCAAACCCAAACGCATCAAAGCTTGAAGACAAAGGATCTCCAATAGGTCATTACTGTAAAATAAGATTTAGAAAATCTGTAAACGAAAAAACTGGAGCACAGGTAAGATATCCAATTAAATACGGAAGGGCCCAGGGTAGCTCTGTGTGGAGAGAGCGTGAGGTTTTGGATATGCTATATCTATTTAAGTTAATCGATAAAAAGGGGGCGTGGATATCATTTTCAGAAGACTTAATTAAAGAATTGAAAGAAAAAAAGATAGATTGTCCAGAAAAAATTCAGGGAGAGCCCAAGCTAATAGAGTATCTAGAAGCAAATAAAAAAATTACAGACTTCCTATATAAAGATTTCAAAAAGCTTGGAGATGCGCTTTAAGACCCTAACAGGAAGAGTTAGAGGAATCTCTAAAGCGAAAAAATATTTAATTGACTGGGATGGTCCCAGTAGAAGCAAAATACAATTCAAGGCTAAACAGTTCCTAAAAAGGCACTGGCTTCATCATATTGTATTTGAAGAGTTTCCTGTCGCAGGAACAAAACTAACCTTGGATCTGTACAATGCAAATAAAAAAATTGCAGTAGAGGTTCAAGGAAAACAACATACAAAATATGTACCATTTTTTCATCAAGGTAATAAAGCGAACTATATCAGTCAACTCAAGAGAGATCAAGATAAGCTTTCATTTTGCAAACTTAACGACATTACATTGATAGAGATATATGAGAGCGACACAATTGATAAAAAACTATTCAAAAAATTTGGAGTAGAACTATAATGTGTGTAAATTAATTTAATGAACCCAGAAGAAATAGATCCAGAAAATCTAGATGACTTCCAGTTGCCAGAGGGAATATTATCGCAACTGTTTGAATTCACTGGATGCAATGACGGAGACAGTGGTTTTATTCTGTCTTATGTTAGCCAAAATGGCCAACCAGCAATTTTAACCAAAACCTCCTCACCTATAGTTGAAATGGGACTAAGAAAGGCTTTGGAGCAATATCTTAGGCAGGTATCTTGCAATGAATTAAAAATAGAAGATATCGACGAAGAAGATAATCCTTGACTTTTTGTAAAAAACATGATACCATGAAAGCATGGTATACTCATACGAACTAGAACAACACCTACTAGCAGGGCTGATTAAATTTCCAGAGAGCTACCCATCCATAGCTCCATTTATCTCAGATAAGGATTTTTTCTCAGAAAACACTCTTGTTAACAAAACTATCTTTTGCGTACTCCGACAAGCTTTGGAATCTGGAGAATCTTTGGATGATGTGATTTTATCTCAAAGGGTTACGGCCTTAGGCATATCTTTTGAGGATAATATAAATATTGGCGATTATATAAAAGCACTTTCTATGAGACAAATCTCAAGCGAGGGAGTGATTAAAACAGCCCAAGAGCTAAAGAAGCTGACTATCAGAAGGGAGATTCACGATTCATCTATTGATGTTGCAAAAAAGATGAAATCAATGTCGCCGAACTCATCTTACCATGAAATAGTTTCAGAGGCAGACTCTATATACAATAAGCAAATTAATCTATACGAAATAGGTGGAGAGATCCCAGAGAATCTTTTTGAGGAAATGGAAGAGTTTATAGAAGACCGAGGAAATAACCCAGTTGACGAATTTGGACTAATGGGCCCACACGAAAGGGTTAATGACAACTATGGGTCTTTGCTTAGGCCAGGTAATATTTCTGTCGTTGTTGCTAGGGCTGGAGTAGGCAAGACACAATTTTGCATGGATTTCTGCACTAAGGTTTCTGAAAAAAACAATAACATTCCAGTTCTTCACTTTGATAACGGAGAAATGAGCAAGGAGGAGTTGATAATTAGACAGTGCTCTGCTCTATCTGGAGTTCCAATGCATCTTTTGGAAACGGGAAGATGGAGGCAAGCGGGCGAAGATGTCGTGGAAAAAGTTAGATCCACATGGAATAAGGTTAAGAATTTTAAGTTTTACTATTACAACGTTGCGGGACATACAGTAGAAAGCATGGCAAATATTATAAGAAGGTTCTATTTTTCAGAGGTCGGAAGAGGTAACCCTCTAATATTTAGTTTTGATTATATTAAAACAACTTATGAAACACAAAAGGGTCTAAGCTCTTGGGAGGTTGTCGGCAGAATGGTAGACAAATTTAAGCAACTAATTCAAAAAGAACTTTGTTTTGAAAATGGGCCTTGTGTGGCCATGTTAACCAGCGTTCAGAGCAATAGGCTTGGTATAACCAATAATAGAAACTCAGAGTCTATAGTTGACGATGAGAGCATTGTTTCTCTTTCTGATCAAATCACTCAATTTTGTTCTCACTTGTTTCTATTAAGGCAAAAAACCATGGATGAAATTCAGTCAGAGCCACCCGACTTCGGAACCCATAAATTAATCTGCCTTAAATACAGATGGCTAGGTAAAGATGTCCATAGAGCCACTCAGCCAGTTGAAATGCCCGACGGAAGCAAGAGAAAAAACTATATCAATCTTCATATGGAAAATTTCAATATTACAGAGAAGGGAGATCTTCAAGATATGGTAGACCACATGGATTTTGAAGGAGTATCCCCAGATCAAGACGGAATCGATCTAGTACCAGAGATTTAATATGGACGCAGATAAGATTAAGCAATCACTTACGGAGCTTGGGTACAAGCTTGCAGACAGGGGAGCCTATTGGCAAACAAACGCAATCTTTAGGAATGGCGATAATAATACGGCTATACAAATATACAAGGATACTGGCGTCTGGAAAGATTATGTGGAGGGAAGTAAATTCTCCCCGTTTCAGAGGCTTATCGAGGTTACGCTTGGAACAAACGACCCAAATGAAGTCAAAAAATATCTTGAAGAAGATAATATGGGAGTTCTTTATACAAAAAGAAAATCTTCAGAAAAAATTCAAATGGAAGAAATATACCCAGAAGATTGTCTATCTAAACTTCTCCCACACTATAAATTTTATAACGATAAGGGCATAGGGAATGAAACCCTAAAGCGCCTTAAGGGTGGGTTTGCAACGACTGGACAATTAAATAAAAGATTTGTTTTTCCAATATATAATGAGTTTGGGCAAATTCATGGATTCTCTGGCAGGGATATGACTGTTTCGGAAAATCGCCCAAAATGGAAACATATAGGAAGAAAGACTAACTGGATTTATCCACTTCACGTCGATAAGAAGATAGAGTCTTTTATAGCTGAAAAAAAGGAAGTCATTCTCGTCGAGAGTATTGGCGATTTAATTAACCTTCATGAGTCTGGCTTTGATAACGCCTTGGTTACATTTGGTCTGGATATCTCTCCTAAACTTTTATGCGCTCTTGTGGCTATAAATCCAGACAGAATTATATTGTCCCTGAACAATGATTCCGACCAAGGCGAAAACAGGGGGCTAAATGGATGTATAAAAAATTATCTAAAATTAGTAAAATACTTTGATCCTAATAAAATAGTGATATGTCTACCAACAGCAAATGATTTTGGAGACATGACAAAAGATGACTTTAAAACATGGGCGCAAAAGTTATCATCAATGGAAGCTAAAACTCAAAAGACCTTCATCTTAAAAAAGATAGATGAAATATCAAGCAAACTATCAAAGCAGCTTTTAAAAAACAAAAAAATTATAACAGATAGTTTGGAATGAGCGATACAGTAAAACTCTCAGCAAGTAGAATAAAAACTGCACAACAGTGCTCATGGACTTATTATTGCAAATATGTCCTAAAGCTACCTGACACCTCAAACGAAGGGGCTAGCAGGGGAACAATTTGTCACAACATATTCGAACTGCTTGGAGATAAGCATAAGAGAGAGTTTAATACAATCGTTAAAGAAGGCACTATATGGAACACTAAAGTCGTTGCGGCCCAAGTGAAAAAAGAAGCGGAGGAACTTTTAGTCAACGATGAAGAAAACCTTCAGTTGATAGACGAAATGATAGTTAACGGCCTTCGTTGTGATTTTTTTGGAGAAGAAAAAGGGGACTTAAAAAAGGCTGTTTCTGAAAAATTCTTTGACCTCGAAATAAATGAGGGAGATAAGCGCTATGCCATTAGGGGATATATAGATAAAATGTTCGTATATAAGGATAATTCTGTAGTTATTAGGGATTTTAAGAGTAGTAAGCAGGTATTCAAGGGCAAAGAAATTACAGATAACTTACAGAACTTAATTTACTGCCTTGCGGTGAAACACTTGATGCCAAAATCTAAGCCCCGAGCAGAGTTCTTATTTTTAAGATTTGATCTAGAAAAAGATATGTTGGGCTCATATGGAAAGGGTTTTATGAAGATGGATGAAATTTCCGATGAGGAACTAGAGGGCTTCGAATACCAATTAACTCAGTTTAATAAATATCTTGAAAATTATGATTACCAAAAGGCCACCTCAAATTATGCCGCTACTCAAGACTACCCCAAAGATGGCACGTTTGGCGGACCACTAGCTTGCGGTAAAGATGGCTACAAAATGTCCTACGGGAAACCAGTAAAAGATAAGTTAGGAAATAAGATAAAAGCCTTTATATGTCCCTTTAGAAAGCCAATAACCTATTACGCACTGCTGGACCAAAACGGTAAGATAATCAAAACAAAATTTAAAGAAGAAAAAGAGTTATTAGTGGCTAACGAGTCAAAAGGAGAATCAATCAAAAGAATGAAATATGATGGTTGCCCGCACTGGCAAAACAAGAAAAAAATAGACGACTTTCTTTCATAATGAAAAATTACGCTGGAGTTATAGTAAAATACGAGAACAGTATTCTCCTTGGAAGAAGGGCAGATAATGGATGTGCATATGCTGGCTATTGGTCTATACCTGCAGGCTTGGTTGAAAAGGAAGAGTCTACGGCCTGTTGTGCAAAAAGAGAATTATTTGAAGAGACTAGAATTATGGTTGATAAGCCCTTAAGATATTTGTGTGAATTTAAAGACGGAGAAGGTATGTTCTATGTATATGTACATGAGGTGCAATCACTTGTATTCCCAGACCCAAACGCAGAAGATGCTTATGAACACACCGAGTGGGGATACTTTAGCTTAAATAAAAGTTTTTTCCCAGAGCCCATATCAAAAGAAATTAAAAACTCAATATTAAAACTAACTAAAGATGACTGATCGATCAAAAGAAGAACAAAAAGCCAACGCAGAAAAGATAAAAGCAGAGACAAAGAAGATTGAAGCTGAGGCTAGAAAAGCAGAAGCAGACGCTATAACTGCTGAAGCAAAAGCTGAAAAAGAGACAATTGAATTAAAAAAATTAAAAAAGGCTGAAGACAAAATAAAAGCCTCCGATTCAGAAAACAGGGTCTATAGATTTAATGGTGCGGTTGATAAAACAACCGTTGTTAAATGCAGACAAAAACTAACACAATGGTCGAGGCTCGATCCAGATAGCTCAATGGAAATAGTCTTTGCATCTCCTGGTGGCAGCATAACTGCGGGATTTGAGCTTTTTGACTTTATTCAACAATTAAGGTCTAGAGGTCATAAAATTACAACTGGCTCTCTTGGGATGGCGGCGTCCATGGCAGGTATACTACTTCAGGCTGGGGATAATCGGTGGATAGGTCATCAATCATGGATACTAATTCACAGAGCATCTTTTGGCGCTATTGGAAAATCTTTTGAAATTGAGGATGAAGTTGAATTGATTAAAAGAATTGAAGAGAGAATTATTAATATTTTTACTACTAGATCTAATCTAAGTTCAATAAAAATTAAACGCAACTGGGATAGAAAAGACTGGTGGATTAACGCAGACGAGGCCCTTGAGATGGGATTGGTTGATGAAATTAAAGGAATTATGTTATAATGAGAGAAAAAGTTATAGTAACTGGAGTTACAGGTCAAGACGGCAGCCTTATGGTTGACTACCTGTTAAAGAATACAAATCTTCTAGTGGTTGGTACCGCTCGAAGATTGAGCGTAAAAAACCACGACAATATTAAACATCTCGAGAACGAACCTAGGTTCTCATTGATTAATATGGATCTAAATGATGCGCATAGTATTAGAGACGTTGTAATCACCCACCAACCCCAATATTTTATCAACTTTGCCGCACAATCATTTGTTGCTGGAAGTTGGGATTACCCAATACAAACCTGGATAACAGACTCAGATGCGGTTCTTCATATCCTAGAATCTATAAGGAGGTTTGCGCCAAACTGTAGGTTTTATAATGCAGGATCTTCAGAAGAATTTGGAGATGTAATTAATAGCCCACAAGATGAAACCCACCCCCTTCGCCCGCAGTCTCCCTATGGAGCTGCTAAGTGTGCAGCCAGACACCTAGTAAGGGTCTATAGAGAATCTTATCAACTGTTTGCGATTCAAGGTTGGCTTTTTAATCACGAAGGAGAAAGAAGGGGCATTGACTTTGTAACAAGAAAAATTACAGACGGAATAGCAAAACTTAAATATGCAATTGAATGTAATGGCTTGCCAATTGAATCAAAGAAAGAAATTCCAGTATTGACCCTCGGGAACCTAGAAGCTCAAAGAGATTGGAGCGATGCAGAGGATTTTATGCACGGAGTCTGGCTAATGCTAAATCAAAAAACACCCGAAGAATATGTTTTGGCCAGCGGAGAAATGCACACTATTAGAGATTTTCTTGAGGAATGCTTGAGGTTTGCGGGCATAGAGTGGAGATCAGAAGGGGAAGGGGCGGATGAAAAGTTTTATTTGTCTGGCCCAATTTGTAACGGGCAATTGATTTTTGAGGTAAACCCAAAATTCTATCGACCTGCAGAGGTTCATCAATTATGCGGAAACCCATTTAGAGCAGAGAAAGAATTGGGTTGGCAAAGAAAAACAGACTTTGTGGGCCTCGTGCATAAAATGTTTAACAATGACTACAAGCACTTAAACCCATATCCGAACCTTGAAGAACTTAAATGCCAGAGGTAAATTTTGTCTTTTTTTGGCTTACCTTAATATTTGCATAGCTTTTGTATATGCCCTTGCTGGAGAATGGTTTAGTTTAGTTAGTTTTTTTGTAGCATTTTTATGTTGGGTTGGAATTTATGATAAACGATCAAGAAAAGTTCCTTGAAGAATTTGGCTCTTTACTAAATCATAATGTCGACCCAGACTTTATAGATGAAAAGAAATATATAGGACCATCCTTAAGAAAAGCTTTAATTGATGTTGGAGCTTTTTGTATTAAAATTCCAAATGAGTACGGCGGAAAAGGGCTATCTTCTCTACAATTTTCAAGAGCCCTAATGATGTGTGGTGCAAAATGTGGAAGTATATCTGCAGTGCTTTTAGCGAGTCAATCGATTGGGCTTCCAGCTTTTTTATTAAAATATGGAAACCAAGATCAAAAACAAAAATACCTACCAAGGTTTTCCTATGGTTCCTCGAGCGCTCTCGCATTAACAGAATGGCATGCTGGGTCAAATCCCAAAAATATAAGTTGTAGTATATCTGAAGACTCTGCAGGCAATCTAGTTCTAAATGGACAAAAAATATGGAGCACAAACTCATTAAGGGCAGACCTGATTGTAGTTATAGCAAAATGCCCAGAAGATAAATTTAAGGCAATAATAGTTAGATCTGATTATTCGGGGGTTTCAAAAAGAAGTAAATGTGAGTTTTCTGGCTTAAGGGGCTCGGAAAGCGCAGTTTTAAAATTTGATAATGTCAAAATTCCGAAAGAAAATATTATCTCTCCAGAAACATGTGGTATTAAAATGGCCTTAGAGGTTCTCTCCGAGTCAAGGATTTTTCTGTCTGCTATTTGCGTCGGTGCTGCAAAACAACTCTTAAAAGAATCTAGGGAATGGGGATCAAGAAGATGTCAATGGAGTAAATATATCGGTGGGCACGAATTAATATCAGATAAAATTACTGACATGGCGAGAAAAACCTTTGCGATGGAATCTATGGTTTTATATAGCTCCCTTATAATGGATAGAAAAGATGCAGAGATTAAAGAAGAATCTACCATGACGAAAATTTACTGCACCGAATCATGCTGGGAAATTGTTAATCAAGCTGTGCAAATTAGAGGGGGAAGAGGATACGAAAAATCCAAGTCGCTAAAACTTAGAGGAGAAAAGGCCTCTTCTGCTGAGAGGCTATTCAGAGACCTTAGGATTAATCTAATTCTAGAGGGATCAAATGAAGTTTTGAATATGCTTTTAGCGAAAGAGGGTTTTGGGAAAAAATTCGGTTTTAAAAAGTTTGATAAAATTAATACAAGTGATAAGAATTTAAAATCAAAGATAAAATTTATCAACAAAATAAACCGCAAGCTATCAAGGTGCATATTATTTTCAAAAATCAGATACAGGGAGAGCGTAAAAGATAAGCAATTACTGCTTTATAGAATATCGCAAATAAGAATACAACTATTTGTTTTATATACTTGTGTCTATAGGTGCAGTAAAGACGGGGACGATCAATCAAATAAAATTTTAGAATCGATATTCTATGACTCAAAAAAGAAAATTAAAAGCCATTTCGATTCAATTAAAAACAATAGAGACTGTAAAGACTTTGATTTAGGGCAAGAGATATTTAGGGAAAAGCATAGGCATCTTGAACAACTGAAATGAAAGATAAAATTTTTCTAACTTTAATTGTATTGTTTCACTGTGCTATAGCGGTGGGTAACATTATTGCCCTCCCCTTCTTAATTTTTAAAGCTGCGAACGATTTAGATAACTGGTATATATATTTGCCAATTGTGACCTTTATAGTAGTAATAAGTTTGTCTAGGGTAATTGACTGCCCGCTCACAAATCTAGAAAATAAATTAAGAAAAAAATTAAACCTACAACCAATACAGGGGTTTGTAAAACACTATATAATTAAGCCTTTTAGAAAACTGGCACGATTTATTCTACACTATAGGTGAAAGCACTCAAAAGAGGCTTTTTGAGCGCCGAAAGGGCTCATATAACATCTAACAAGGAGTAAAAATGACACAGTCAAAAAATCGCAAACTAGCACCATTCAGCAGAGAAGAGTTTCTAACGCCCTTTGACGCTCTGTTTGATAATGTAATACAAAAGGCGTTCCCATCGTTCGGACAAGAGTTTGGAGTAGAGTTCTTTGGTAATAATTCCTACCCCAAGGTTGATGTAATCGACCATTCCGACAAGATAACCATTGAGGCGGAGATTCCAGGGCTTGGCAGAGAGGAGGTTTCGGTAGATTTAGAAGAAGATGTGCTGACTATCTCTGGGCTAAAGCATAGCCGCGACGAAGATACGAATCTCAAATATATTCGAAAAGAGCTAAAAAGATCATCTTTCAAAAGGTCTTTTAAGCTGGGAGATAATGTAGACAAAGAAAATATTGGGGCTGATTTTGAGAATGGACTATTGTTAATCACAATATCAAAAATAAAAAAAGATCAACCTAAAAAAGTGAAGATTTTATAAAATATCACACAAAGGTTCAGGGGCGTCAGTTTTTCTGGCGCCCTTTGTGTATATATATGTATGGCGTATAACGAATTCATATTGATAGGGATAGGAACAGCTATTTCAGTAATTGGCTATTTCCTTAAGCGAGAAAACAGACGCTTAGAGGAGATGGAGGACTTAATAAACAAAATTAATGTAACTCTAGCAAAGAACGAAGTAAGAGATACAGAGATCAACAGAAGCGTAGAGAAAAGATTAGAAGATCGGCGTAACGATATAAGAAAACTCTACGATTTAGTGCAGAAAAAAACTTAGGGATTATTTATAAATCTTAAAGACGGGTTTGGATCCATGTCCTGACCCGTCTGTTGCTTATAGTGCTCTTTAACTATTTCTTGCATAAAAAAGTAATACCCCTCCTCATCTTCATTTTTAATTGCAATCTTTACCTCTGCTCTATATGTTTCTAGCCAATTTCGATGCTCATCCTTGAATTTTGTGTCACTAGGTTGCGGGCTATGTTTAGGAACACAACCGCAAAGCAGCAAAAGACACAAATATCTATACATCTATACTTTAGTACACTTTGAGGGCTAAATACTTGACATCGACCTCAATATAGTGTATTATACATGTACCAAATAACCCAAACAAACTAAAGACATAATACAATGAAATATATTTCAATACTTATAGCATTTATCATTTCCTCATGCAGTATAGTCAAAAACCCATGTGACTGCAAAGAATGCAAGGGTAAAGACTGTGAAAACTGTGAATGCAATTAATAAAAAAAGACTGTCTCTCGGGAATCTGATTGCTGGGTATTTACTCGCAATAGCTTTTATTGCGCTAATACCTATTAATCAAAAAGATGAGTTACTCCACGAGGCTGATCATGAACTCGTTAAGGTAGAGCAAAACAATACAATTGAGGCTAGACAACCAATTGTTTACAATCCACCCTCAGTATTTCGAACTCAAGAATCTGTGTATATAGATAGACTTCAAGGAAGAATAATAAGAGATGATATAGATAGGAATATTACCGTTTTAGATAATACCTACCATATTGATGCAGATAGGCAGATTGGAACTACAGTAATTGAAAATGAAAGATTTTTTGAACATGATGGCGGCTTTGCTCATGGCGGTGATGTCGGTATTGGGCTACATAGGGGCCGTTTGGATAATGATGTGGATCATGAGTATAGTATCGGAAATCGGGTGGATAAGAGTGTTGATCATGGACTTTTAGATAGAAGAATAAAAGAACTGAACGAGGTTGAAACATTTGAACATTTTGACCAGAAAGATAAAATAGAAAAAATCGGCCTAGATACTAAAGATGATTTGGATTTAGGAAACCTGTCTCCAGTAACTAACCAAAACAATTCCGAACTAGGAGAAGTAAATGACTTTGGCATATCTTCTGACGGAGGCTACGAAGTGGGAAAAGGAGGACAATTATACGCTTATAATTTTCCAACTAAAGGTATAGGAGCAGGAGTTGGATCTCCCGCCCTTGGTGCAGGAGGTGGCGCAGGCGCAGGAATTGGCGCAGGAATTGGCGAAGCGATGCTAGACGGCCAATCTGTTCCCACATTAGGAGGTATTGGTGACGGAAGTCAACCAATGGAAGGATACCCAAAAGATTCTGCCTACTCGGCTGGAGTTGGAGGTTTGCTTGGTGGCGCTGGGGCTGGTGGAGCCGCTGGTTTAACACAAGGTTATATCACTCAAAAGCTTGGTATGGGCCCAGGTAATGGTATGGGTGGCGGAGGCGCAGGTATTGGTAGAGGGCATTACAATTATGACCACCTTCCAAAAAATGGAGCATTGCATATTATGATGCATGTAGATGGCAGCGGAAGTATACTAAACACAAGAAAGCAGCTAGATATAATGAAAGAAACCATTCTAAAAGACGCTCTTCTGCCTTATTATAATAATGATGAAAATTTGTATAATAATCGAGTCACGATTGTATCTAGCTCTGGAGAAAGAACTTTAAAATTCTTTGCAGAAGCGGCGAAAAAGGACAATGTACTAGCTATAGCATTTCAAGACGAAGCTCAACCAGCCTATCATCTACCTAACTTCAACAAGAAGCCTGAAGATCATTACATTGATGATATTGGCAAGCTCAAATCATCACTTAATGGATATAATGGAGTTTACAGAGGAGTTATGTTTCAGGTTGATAGAGGCAAAACATTTGCTAAATCATTCAAAGAATTTGTAGGTAATGCATTTCAAGGCAAGGGCTATTTAGAGTCAAATAATCTAAAAAAATATTACAGAGACAACAACAACAATCATATTAAAAATAAAGACGGAATTGTTTTTAGTGATGAATATCACGCAAAAGATTCTGGAGACCCCAAGTATTATCTAAATTTAATATTCGAGGCATCAAGAAGGATTGGGTTAGATTTAGATATATATGGTGGTGGTTTAAAAGATGGCAAATATAATGATAAATGAAAAAACTAATACTACTTTTATTTCTTCCCCTTATATGCAAGGCGGATAAAATCTACTTCAATAACGGCAAGGTTATCGATGCACAAATACTAGAGGCCAATGAGACGCACCTTGTATTGCAGCGATCTGAAGATCTCCAGCAGTTTAGAGTTCTTACCTCTGCCCTGACCATAGATTCTCGCAAACAAATAGAATTATATCACTCAGAGGACAGATATAGCACCATCCCTGAAGTAAAAGTTCCAATAGATAAAAGAACCCTTAATAGTTATTCGGGTTATATAGACAAGTTAATTGAAAAACAGCTTATATCAAAAAAAATTAGCAAAACTAAAGATTTAGATCAATATACATACGCAAGGAGAGTATATCTTTTATTGATTGGTAGAATTCCATCTCATTCCGAACTTTCAGAATTTATTGATGATAGAGATCAAAATAAAAAAGATAAGCTGATACAAAAACTTCTAAACTCTGAAGGCTATGTTAATCATCAAATCAACTGGTGGTCGGACATGCTCAGGGTAAAGGATCGCCCAGCAGGCACAAATATAAACGTTGGAGCAGTATACAGAAAGTGGTTGAGAGAGTCATTGAGAGAGAAAAAGCCTTATGATCAAATAGTTAGAGAGCTTATAGCAAGCACTGGAAAGCTATACGAAAATGGGCCAGAGGTTAGCTACTATGTTAGAGACAGGGGAATGCAAGAAGACAACCTTTCTCATACTCTCAGAATATTTCTTGGCACAAGACTGCAATGCGCAATGTGCCACGACCATCCTTTTGATAGATGGACTCAAAAAGAGTTTTATGAAATGACCGCATTCACCTCTGGAATAGGCAGCGTGAGGATAGATGAGGCGAACAAAAAAATAGGTAAACTAAGCAGAATTATCAGAGAAGAGGGCGATGAAAATTCTGGAACATTCAACAACTGGAGAAATCAAGTTAGAGACTCAACTTTTTTTGGACTAGAGAATGAAGGAACTGGAAAAATTAAACTACCAAAAGATTATGCCGAAGATGATGGAGATCCAGGGGATATAGTTTTTGCAAAGGCAATATTTACCCCCAAACCCGTTTTTGATCCTAAAAGCCCAAAACCTAAGAGTAGGGTTGTTCTTGCCGATTGGATAACAAGCAAAGATAATCCTAGGTTTACCACGATGATTGCAAACAGGGTTTGGAAGCATGTGTTTGGGGTTGGATTAATTGAACCAATAGATACAATGATGGATGATACTGTTGCTAGCAACCCAGAACTAATGAAGTTCCTAGAGCGCATTATGGTTAGTGTTGGATATGATCTAAGAGAATATAAAAGAATCTTGATGAATACTAAATTATTTCAAAGATCGAGCCTAAAACAAGACTACAAAACCTTAGAAGAGTATTCTTTTGCTGGCCCACTACTCCGCAGGATGACAGGCGAACAACTATGGGACTCTTTGGTTACATTGGTATATAATGAAATTGACGATTCAACAAGATTGTACCTGCATAATCAGCAAGACTATAGCGCGATATATAAAAGATATAATGAAATGACCGCTGAAGAAATATATGCAGACTTTAAACATCTTTCTGAAAAAAGTCCTGGAGATAGAAATTTTCTAAGGGTTATTGGTGCAGATGAATATCAAGCCGAAAAAATGAAAAAATTTCCAGATAGGTATTTAGTGAGAAGCAGCTACCTACAATCACCCGCACCCAGCGGACACTTAATTAGGCAATTTGGGGGCAGCGATAGAGAGCAAATAGATAACAGTAACAGAGAGCCTAATGCACCGCAAGTATTAACGCTTTTAAATGGTTTTGTTGAGACAAATATTCTAAATAAAAAAGGTGCAGACTTTATCAATCAAATTCAGAATGAAAGCATAAAAACAAAACAAATAGAAACCGCATTCCTTTCTATATTAGGAAGAAAGCCCACAATCAAAGAAATAAATAGCCTTAAGGGGATGATTGATAAAAAAGATGGATTTAAGCATGTATCTTGGATTTTATTGAATTCTCATGAGTTTATATTTATAAAATAGGTGTATAGATAATTATGAAAAATCAAGAATTTAAAATTAACCTCACAGATAAAATTAAGTCAAGACTTCTTGAAGAAGAGGGGTCAGAAGATCCAATTTCTGAAGAAGCTTGGGCGTCAGAAAAAAATAAGGGCAAAAAGCTAAATAAGCCATTTAGGACCCCAGGAGGCCCAAAGAAATTTTCTGTTTATGTAAAGAATGCAAAGGGCAATGTTGTAAAGGTCAACTTTGGCGATCCAAATATGGAGATTAAGAGAGACGACCCCGCTCGCAGAAAAAACTTTAGAGCTAGGCACAATTGTGAAAATCCTGGACCAAAAACAAAAGCTCGTTATTGGAGCTGCAAGATGTGGTCTAAAAAAAGCGTAACCAATATCACGAAGGGCTCGGAGCTTGAACTTGAGGATGCACTCCTTCAGTACATGGATGAGTCTGAGGCAAAAAGACCTGGGCCCAAAAGCGCAGCACAAACACCCGCCAAACCCTCAGAGAGAAAAAAGGGCTCGTCTAAAAACAAGCCTGGAAGCGCCGCCAAAAAAGGCGCAAAGATTACTTTTTCAGAAAAAGTTATAAATTCTCTAAAAGCCAAAGTTAAAGCCCATAACGAAAAACATCCAAGTAAAAAAGTAACCTTGGGTCAACTTAAAAAAGTATATCGTAGGGGCGCAGGAGCATTTTCATCGTCGCATAGGCCTGGAATGACAAGAGGTGGCTGGGCCATGGCCAGAGTAAATATGTTCTTAAAGATGAAGCGAGGAGGAAAGGTTAAAGAATCTTACAGAAAAGCAGATCAAGACATTTCTAGGTCATCTTCAGTAGCTAGTGAATTTATTGATTTTTCAGAAGAAGATTTCGCAGAAGCAAATAATGATATAGAAATATATGACCTATCTGATGAATCTGATGTTGACTTTGAAAATATCTTTGAAGAAGAGTCGGAAGCCTACAAAATGTCGGTGATTGACGAAAATATGGAAAAAATTTTTATGGGGCACTGTATGAGCCACGATAAAGATTTAATTAACACTGCAGGTATGGACGATGAGAAAACATATGCCGCATGTGCAATGCAGTATAAAAAAATGAAAGCTGATATAGATGAGGAAGATGAGAATGGCCTCACCGAAAAGCAGAAAAAACTTCCAAAACCATTAAGAGACGCTATTCTAAAAAAGCGAGCAGAAGGTCGTCATTATAAAGACAAAAAGAAAAAGAAGAAAAAGAAGATGTCTTATTCTAGTCTCTGGGAAAATATTCGCAAAAAGAAAAAAAGGATGGGCAAAAACTATAGACCCGCAAAACCTGGAGATAAAGATAGACCTTCTCAGGAAGCTATCAGAAGGGCGCAAGGCGCACCAGACGTTATGAAACACTATTTTAAGACTAAGGAGGAGGCAATGAAAGATGCCAAGAAGCTTGGCTTAAAAGGTATTCACAGTCACAAAACCGAAGATGGAAGAACTTTATATATGGCTGGGCCAGATCATGCCACCTTTATGAAGCGTCATAAAGAAGTTATGAAAGAAAAGGCTATGAAAGAAAAGAGTAAGGCCCGATATAAAAAGTCTCAAGCTGCCCCAGACATTATGAAGCACTATTTTAAGACCAAAGAAGAAGCCTTGAAAGATGCTAAAAAATTGGGACTAAAAGGATTTCACTCTCACAAAACAGAAGACGGAGAAACACTTTATATGGCAGGCCCAGATCATGAGACTTTTATGAAAAAGCACAATGAGGTCTTAAAAATGAAAAACAAAGCTGGATACAAGTCTTACCATAACAAAGATAAAAAATAAATATGCAAGAGATAAGCAGAAGAAAATTTGCAGAACAAGTGGCTAAATCCTGCCTTGGGGTTGGAGCTATACTAGGATCGCAAGCAAGCCTATTTGGGTCTATCGCTCCAGCAAAAATACCTACAGCAAGAAGCGTTATATTTTTATATATGGCTGGAGGAATGACTCATGTCGATACCTTTGATCCAAAGCCTGAGAATAAAGAAGTTATGGGAGAGACCAAAGCAATCAACACATCTGCCGATGGGATTCAATTGGGCCACTGGCTGCCAGAAACAGCAAAGCAAATGCACAAGGCATCTTTGGTTAGATCTTTAAACACAAATCAAGGAGCCCATCAACAGGCAACTTATCTATTGCATACCAGTTATCAAAAAAGAGGTACTATTATTCACCCAACCCTAGGAAGCTGGATAACAAAAAAAAGAGGACAACTCAACCCTACACTCCCAGCAAATGTTCAAATAAACGGCGGTAGCGATATTCTTGGCGCTGGTTATCTTGAAAAAAAATACGGCCCACTTCCAATAGGGAATCCAAACGCAGGAATTCAAAATGTTAAAAAAGCAGGTTATGTAGGTCAAGAGCTTTTTAACGAAAGATTAGATATAGCAAAATCTTTCAATTCTGATTTCTTAAAAGACTTTCCGCAAAAGGGAGTGAGAGCTTATACAGACCTGTATGATGATGCAATTAAGTTAATGAAAAGCAAAGATCTAGATGCATTTGATCTCACAAAAGAAAATCAAGAAACTAGAGATGCTTACGGGGATGATAATTTTGGCCAAGGCTGTCTTCTTGCAAGGAGATTAGTAGAAACTGGAGTCAGATTTGTTAAAGTCCAGTACGGCGGCTGGGATATGCATAATGATGTATTTGGAAACCTAGAAAATAGGGCTGCTGTTTTAGACAAAGCTCTATCAACTCTACTACATGATCTTGATTTAAGAGGCCTTCTATCAGAGACAATGGTCGTTGTATGTAGCGAATTTGGGAGAAGTCCAGAAGTTAAAGCTGGAAGAATAGGAAGAGATCATCACCCATCTGCATTTAGCGCTCTTCTCGCTGGAGGAGGAATCAAGGAAGGTTATGTGCATGGACAATCAGATGAACGAGCCCACTATGTAGAAGAAGGTGGCGTTGGTATGGTTGACTTAAATGCAACTATAGCACATGCTATGGGACTAGACATTAATAAAACAGAATATTCTCCATCAGGAAGACCATTTAAGGTTGCCCATGATGGACAAATTATAAAGGAGATTTTAAGTTGAATTTAAAAAGTAGAAAACTCTTATGTGCAAGCATTTGCTTTGTATCTGCAACTGCAGCACTATTAGGTGGAATGGCCGAATTTAAAGATTGGGCCGATTTCATTAAGTGGATTTTTGGTCTTTATGCTGCGGGAAATGTTGGAGAACATGTCGCCAAGAAAGCTAAAGAGTGATTCAAGATCAAATGAACGAGTTTAAAAATCGTCCTCAAGAGCACCGCCTTGCTGATACTCCCTAACTCTTCTTTCGAAAAAGTTACCCATGGCTTGTACATCTACAACCTCTCCAAGCCAAGGAAATGGATTTTGATCGCTTGGAAATCTATAATCTAAACCTATAGACTCAAGCCTTCTGTTTCCAATATAATGCATATAGTCAACAAACATATCTGCATTTAAGCCAAGTATACCTACTGGTAATACATCTTTAGCATAAGCTATCTCAAGCTCTACAGCTTTTTTAATATGCTCTACAAATTCATCCTGAATTTTTTTAGTCCATATGGATGGGTTTTGCTCAATAAGAGTATTAATTAAATATACTCCAAATGAAATATGAGAACTCTCATCTCTTAAGGTATACTTAATTTGATCAGAGACTCCCTGAAGCTTGTTTTGCCTCCCCAAAGCCAAAAGCATTGCAAAGCCACTAAAGAAAAATGTTCCTTCGCACACAATCCAATAAGTCAAAAAGTTTCTAAGTATTTCTTGTTTTCCCTCTTTTGAGTGAGCGTTAAAATCTTGCCTGCTAATATCATTAGTAATTTCCATTAGGAAATCATCTTTAGCCTTAATACTTGGAATGTTTTCGTAAGCAGCGAAAACCTCGTCTATATCCAAGTCTAAACTGTCACATATATATACTACTGTTAGATTGTGAAGACTCTCTTCAAATGCTTGACGCAAGATGTACTGACGGCACTCAGCGTCTGTGATATAACGAAAGGCAGATAAAAGAAGATTATTACCAACCAAAGACTCGCTTCCAGCAAAAAATCCGAGGCAGCGTTTAACAAGTAATTTTTCATCTTCTGTAATTTCATCGTTTTTCCATTGTTTAATATCATTTTGCATTGAGATCTCTGTAGGCATCCAGTTGTTTGCACAGCTTGACAAAAACAAATCCCAAGCAAATTTATGTTTGTGAGGCAGGATTCTATTTACTCCTGCAATATTTTTAGTTAGTAATTCTCCTGTTTTATTTTCCATGATTATATATTATCACATATATCGGTTCAAGTCAAGAATAAGTTTAATCTTCTTTGTATTTTTTAATAGTAATCTCTTCTAGTATAGAAATGTATCTATCCATATCTATTGAAACTTTAATAGTATTTTCCGTTTCAGGATTAAGAGAGAGATATTTTTTACCTCTTTTAATTAATTCTTTTATAGTATGTATATATATATCCTGAGTTCTTTCAACTAGTTTTTTAAATTGCCTGTTCTTTAGCATATCCCTCTCCATTAACCAAAGCCTTCTTCTTAATTCATTAAAAGCGTCTAAATGTTTCTCTTTGTTCATTACTGACAGCTTTCGCACTCACCTCCATTTTTCATGGCATCTATACTGCAAGCTTCATTTACAAAGGTTGAGCTTTTTTGATAAAGATCACTTAAAGAGCTTTCCTCCGAAGTATTATGCTCCGCGGCTTCTGCTGTTGATTTTTCAATCTTTGTAGCAGCCCTATTTCTTAAATAATAAGTAGTTTTTAGTCCAGCTTCCCAACAAGCCATGTAAATATCATTTAAATATTTTAGAGAGGTGCTCTTGTTGTATAAATTAAAACTAATAGATTGATCCATCCATTTTTGTCTCACGGCATTACATTCAATCAGCTTAAACATATCTCTATCAAAAGCAGTCATGTATTTAGATTTAATCTCTTGAGGAATTTCTCCATTCAATAAAGAAAGGTCTCCATCGACGCTTTTTACCATAGCCGCCATTTCGCTAGACCAAGCTCCAGCATTTTTCATATCATTAACAAAATGCGGATTTGTAATATAAAAGTTTCCGCTCTTGCATTCATAAACAAATAAAACAGAAAAGTTTGGTTCGATACTTTGCTCAATTCCATTGATGTAACCAATAGTTGCCGTAGGCGCGATAGCCATAACATTAGAATTCCTCATTCCATTTTCGGCAACTTCACTTCTAAGAAGCTTCCAATCTTTACCCATAAAAACAGAATTCTTGGCAATTTTATTAGATGTGCTTTTGCCCCTATATTGCATTAAATTATTATAAGAATCTATTGGCATAATTCCCTGAGACCAAAGCGAGCCCTCATATGAATTATATGCACCCCTATCTTTAGCAAGTCTAGAACTGGCCAAGATGGCATGATAACTATAAAATTCAAACAGGCCATCATTAAAGTCTATTGCTTCATCACTGTCAAATTGAATATTAAGCCTATGAAGAATGTCGTGCAATCCCATCATTCCCAGACCAATCGGTCTGTGCTTCATATTAGATTGACGAGCCTCCTCTGTTGGATAAAAGTTTAGATCGATAACATTATCAAGCATTCTAATTGCGATATGTATTGTTTCCTTTAGTTTTTTATAGTCTAAGCCTTTATCAGTTAAATGATTAGTTAGATTTACAGAGCCAAGATTGCAAACAGCAGTTTCTCCGTGCTGTATTTTCTTTCCTTCTCTATACTCGGAAGCCTTTGTATGTAGAGTGATTTCTGTGCATAAATTAGAGCTATGAACCACACCTTCATGCTGATTAGTATATCTAATATTACAAGGATCTTTAAAAGTGTTCCAAGGATGAGATGTTTCAAATAAGACCTTTAACATTTTCTTCCAGAGCTCTTTAGCGGATGTTTTGTTAAAATTAGCTAAATCGCCAGATTCAGCTTTGTCAATATATTCCTGATATTTCTTATCAAATTTATCTCCAAATAAATCATGAAGCTCCCCGCACTCATGAGGATCAAACATATACCAGTCAGCATCTTCTTTAACTTTACGCATAAAAATATCTGGAATCCATGACGCAGTATTCATGTCATGGCACCTCAATCTATCATCTCCAGTATTTCTTCTGAGATTCAAAAACGCCTCATAATCTAGATGCCATGGCTCCAAATAAGCGCACCCAGCACCAGGCCTTTTACCTCCTTGATTTACCGCTATTAGTAGATCATTGTAAATTTTCAACCATGGAATTAGACCGCTTGATATTCCATTAGTTCCCTGTATGTAAGAACCAGTTGAGCGAAATGGGGTAACATCAAGACCTAGCCCTCCAGCGAACTTAGACTTGCGAGCTTCTTGCCATGCGCCGTCAAATATACCATCAATAGAATCATCGAATGTATTTAAATAGCACGAGCTAAGCTGAGAATGAGATGTTCCACTGTTAAACAAGGTTGGCGTAGAAGAAGTATATCTCATCTCGCTAAACATATTGTAGAACTTAATAGCCCACTCCTCTTTATTCTCTTCATTAAGAGCCAATCCCATAGCAACTCTCATCCAAAAGCTTTGTGGGGCCTCCATAATCTTATCTTTCTCTCTGATAAAATATCGATCATGAAGAATCTGAATCCCGAGATACTTGAAGTTCTTATCCCGCTCTATCTTTAAAGCTTTTGAGATTTTTTGAAGATCGAAGCTCAACATTCTTTCATCAAGTCTGCCACTCCTAACAAGGGTCTTCATATTTTGAATAAATGTCTTCCTGTATTGCAACTTAAAAGTATCAGAATCTACACCCTCTCTGAAAACCTCTTTATATAAAGTGTTTAGAAGCAATCTTGCGGCCACATAACTATAGTTTGGTTCTTTTTCAATTTTCTCTCTTGCAGAAAATATTAAAGCCTTATCGATTTCCTGAGTGGTAATTTTATCAAACAGTTGTAGTTGTGCGTCCAAAACTATTTCACTTGCGGAGATATCTTCTATACCTTCACACGCCCTGCCAGCGCTTGCGTTAATCTTTTCTACCAGGAAGTCCTGTAGACGGCCGTTTCTTTTTTTGACTTTTATATTCATAGTAATAAGTAAATTCTAACATACGGACTGCCGAATGTCAATAAAAATAAAGTGATGTTAATAAAATTTCTCGCTTGACAAACAAGCGATCCTATGGTAAGATTATTGGCATGTTAGCATTATTTAAATCACATTTTTCAATCGGCAAAAGCATACTTACCCTTGATAATCCAATTACACATAAAGAGGGGAGCGCGGATAGCATTTTTACGATTGCCCAAGAAAACAATCTTGATAAAATTGTTCTAGTCGAAGATACCTTAACTGGTTTTCTTCAGGCTAAGAAAATTGCAGATTCTCATAACATGCAGATAATCTTTGGGTTACGCATTGATATGTGTGAAGATGCAACAATCAACCCAAAAGATGAAGAGAAAAGCTCGAGACATAAAATAATAATTTTTTCTAAAAATAATAATGGCTGCAAATTACTAAACCAAATTTACAGCAAAGCCTTTACCGAGCTTAAAAATGGTATCGATGCGAAATACCTAAAATCAGTGTGGAGCGATGACAGCTTGAAGCTAGCAATACCATTTTATGATTCTTTTATATTTAACAATACGATGACTTTTAGTAACTGCACCCCAGATTTATCTTTTACTAAACCAACATTTTTCATAGAAGACAATGGATTGCCATTTGATAAGCTAATAGCCTCAAAGGTTAGCTCATTTGCTTCTGCAGAAAAATCAAAAATTGAGCCCGCCAAGAGCATTTACTATAAAAATAGGAGTGACGTGTCCGCACTTCAAACTTATAAATGTATCTGTGGAAGAACTTTTGGAAATAAAACCCTGTCAAAGCCAAACCTTGATCACTTTGGAAGTAATGAGTTTTGCTTTGAAAGCTGGAAGGAGGCTCAATCGTGAAGGAAAAATTACTAAGATTCAAAAAGAAACAAAAATACTTAATTTTTGATTACGAAACCTGCAATCTCAATTTGATAGCTGGAGATAATAAGCCTTGGCAGCTCGCATTTATGGCTGTCGAGGGAGACAGAGTTATAGAACAGAAAGATTACTGGCTAAAATGGGACAACTTAAATGTTTCTCCAGAGGCTGCCAAAATTACTGGATTTTCTCAATCTAAATATAAGAAAAGAGCCACAGACCCGAAGGAGGCATTGGAGCACTTTGAGGACTATTTGTATAATGACGATTACATTAAGGTCGGGCACAATCTATTGGGTTTCGATGTATATATGCACAACCTACATAGAAAGCTTGTGAATAAAAAGCACAAGGCGGATCATAGTTACCTATTTAAACTTGTAGACACGCTTTGTGTGGCCAAAGCATTAAAAAAACAAATTAAAATAAATAAGGGAGATAATTTTTTAGCTTGGCAATATAGACTTAGTAATTTTATTGAACGCGGTCTAAAGTGCAGCCTTATGCAGTGCTGTAAAGATTATGATATAAACTTTGATTCTTCAAAGCTGCATGATGCTCTTTACGACATAAGCATAAACTATGAGGTATTTAAAAAAATGATATGGGATATAGAAATATGAGTGAGTTTTTAGAAGATTTTGAGAGTTACGACAATTGCGTACCTGCTGGGGTGCGCCTGCCTAAGATTGAGATTGATGAAAAGTATTATAAGGAGCTGGGTGTATCAAATAATATATCAAATTATGATTTCCTTAGGAAACTTTGCCACAAGGGAGTCAAGGACAGAGATATAGATCAATTAGAAAATAAAAATGAGTATTATAAAAGAGCTAAGTCAGAACTTGATATTCTGCGTGATTTGGGTTTTATCGATTATATTTTGCTTAACTGGGATATTCTTAATTATTGCCATGAGAATGATATTCCGACTGGTCCAGGCCGCGGTTCTGCGGCGGGCTCACTAGTATTGTATTTGATTGGAGTAACTAATGTAGATCCAGTGAAATATAGCCTTTTCTTTGAAAGATTTGTTTCAAAAAGCAGGGCAAAAAAGATCGTCAAAGACGGAGTGACATATCTGGATGGAAGCTTACTTGCAGACGTAGATAACGATATTGCCTACGAAAGAAGGGCTGAAGTTATTAGTTATATTGAGAAAAAACACCCCGCCCGAACAGCAAAAATACTAACCCTCAATACTCTTAGCGGAAAGCTATGCATTAAGGAATGCGGAAAAATTGTAGGCGATTATACAGAGCAAGAGGTGAATGAGGTTAGCGATATGATTCCTAAAAGATTCGGTGTTGTGATTCCCCTTGAAGAAGCATTACAAGAAAGTGAGAAGTTTTCTGATTGGGCGGCCAGCAATCCAGAAGTTTTTAATATCGCGCTAAAGCTTCAAGGCTTGAACAAGAACACTGGCGTTCATCCAAGTGGTATAGCTATTTCTCATGATACATTGACAGATATATGCCCAGTCCAGACCACTAACGATGGCGCATTGGTAACTGGATATGACATGAATTGGGTTGCCGAACTTATGGTAAAGTTTGACATTTTGGGGTTGAGAACTTTAAGCGTTATTTATGATGTCTGTAAATCGCTTGACATAGATATCTATGGGGTTGACCTTTCAGAAGATTTTGTATACGAGCCTTTGAGCTCCCTGCAATGCCCTCACGGTCTTTTTCAGCTAGAGTCTGATACCAACTATAAGGTTTGTAAAAAGATTAAGCCAAAGAACTTGGAGGAACTTAGCGCTGCAGTTGCTATTGGAAGGCCTGGGGCGCTTGACTTTTTGGATTCTTATGCAAAATATTCCGAAACTGGAGAATCGCAAAGCGTTCATGAATTTTATGACGAAGTTTTGGGTTATACTGGCGGAATTCCTCTTTATCAAGAACAGTTGATGCAGATGGCGGTTAAGGTAGGATTTACTCTTGATGAATCTGAACAACTTAGAAGAATTGTGGGTAAAAAGAAAGTTGATCAAATGCCCGCATGGAAACAAAAGATTGAAGAAAAAATCGAAAAAAATAATTTAGACCCCGAGATTGGCGAAGTATTGTGGAGAGTCGCAGAGGATAGCGCGAACTATTCTTTTAATAAATCACACGCCGTGGCATATGCGACACTTTCTGCATGGACCACATATCTTAAGTTCAACCACCCTCAACAGTTTTTTGTTTCTCTGTTGAAGATGACTCAGTACGAGCCCTCCCCCCAAGAAGAAATTTCAAGAATTTGCCAAGAATTACCCAGGTTTAATATCAAGCTCTTGTCTCCAGATCTTGCTAAATCTAAAATGACATTCTCTATTGAGGGAGAAGATATAAGATTTGGATTAAATAGCATTAAGGGTGTCAGCGAAAAATCACTACAATCGTTAAGAGACTTTAGGGACACAGATACCCCAACTAAATATGATATATTTCTTGCAGCCAAACAAGCTGGACTAAATATTGGGGTACTCTCTTCGTTAATTCAAGCTGGGGCATTGAGCAGTAAAGGCGACAATAGATCGCTTATGGTTCTTGAGGCTCAAGCTTTTAACCTTCTCACAGAAAGAGAAAAAAGAAACTTTATCACGCTTGGAGAAAAGTATAACTATAAACTACTAAATGCAATCGCAGACGCAAAAAAAGGAGACCTTGTCGGAGATGACGGTAAGCCCCTTATGAAGGAGAGTAGATTTAATACATTTAAAAAGAAGTATGACCCATACAAGACCATATATGACAAGAATAAAAAATATGAAAAATTTGCTAATTGGTATTTTGAAACCCAGCTTCTTGGATATTCCCATAGCACAAGACTTAACAAAGTATTTCCAGAGCAAACCGAAGCATTAAATGACTCAATATATTACAATTCAATGTTTGAAAACGATTCTGCCAGATTCATAGGTGTAGTAGAAGATGCATTCAAACGAACGAGTAGAAACGGAAATAAATATATTAAGATAACTGTTGCAGATGAAGTTGGGAGATATGATGCCATGCTGCTAAACAGCAGAAGAGGCCAAAATTACGATAAATACATAGACGCAGGCAATAAAGTGCCTAAGAAAAATAACATAGTAATACTGTATGGAACAAAAGGAGAAGATATACTTTTCTTAAGAAATTTAAAAATTATGGATGAAAAAATATATATGAAGCTGTCTGAAATCAGATAGGAGTGTAAATAATGTCAATGAAGCAAAAGCCCAACTTTACGCCTAGGGCTCAACAGGCGATTAGTCAAGCGAAAAAGATTGCTGAAAAATACAATTCTCCAGTCATAACATTGGAGCATCTTTTCTATGGAATGCTCAAGTTAAGCGCGGGAATCGTACATGAAATTCTTTTTCTCCTTGGTGTTGATGCGGAAATTATCAAAAATGAGATTGAAAGAAATTTATCAGAGATAGACAGGGGCAGAAAGGCCTCAAAATTAGAATATGACGAGCATTTTCATTTAGTTTTAAAAGTTTCCGCAACGGTGAGCGAAAAGCTTGGGCATGAATATGTTGGATTAGAGCATATGCTATTGGCTCTACTTAAGTACAAGCCTTCTCCAGCGGCACAATACTTTCATTCTCTGGGTCTTGCAGAAGAGGACATTATCGAGGAGGTTAGGAACTATCTTCATTTTACAAGACTCGGGCCCCCAGATTCAAGGGTTGCAGGCATATCAATGCAACCACCCACTGCGCCAAAACACAAAGACCTATCAACCTCAAATCTAGACAAGTTTGCAGTAAACTACAATGTCTTAGCCTTGGAGGGTAAATTTGATTCAATTATTGGCAAAGAAAAAGAAATATCATCTGTCTGCGAGATATTATGCAGGAGAACAAAAAATAACCCGATACTTTTAGGAGAACCTGGCGTTGGAAAAACCGCTATCGTCGAAGGGCTTGCGCAAAAAATAGTATCTGCCGAGGCTCCTGATTTTTTAATTAATAAAGTAATTTACTCTCTAGATCTTGGATCTCTTATTGCTGGGACTAAATATAGAGGACAGTTTGAGGATAGATTAAAAAAAGTTATAGACGAAGCAAAAAAGAATCAAAGCATAATTTTATTTATTGATGAAATTCACACCCTTATAGGCGCTGGGGCGGCAGAGGGAAGTATGGATGCGGCAAATATGCTCAAGCCATTGCTTGCAAGAGGAGAAATTAAATGCATAGGTGCGACTACCCAAGAAGAGTATAAAAAGAGCATTCTAAAAGATGGGGCGTTAGATAGAAGGTTTCAGGCCGTTAAGGCCATAGAGCCAACTCCAGAAGAGACGCTTGAAATCTTAAATGGTATTAGAAAAAAATATGAGGACTTTCATGGAATATCTTATGACGATAAAATCCTAAATTTAATTATTGAGCTCTCCTCAAAGTATCTGCAGAATCGCCATTTCCCAGATAAGGCTATAGATATTATGGACCAAGCTGGATCTAAGGTTAAAATCAAAAAAATACAGAGGCCAGAGTCCGCAAAGTCCATAGAAAGAAGGCTCGAAGAACTTGCTATTGAAGAAACTCAAGTTTTCGATTCGGGGCAAAGATCTTTTATAAGAGATACCCAAGAAAGGCTTTTGGTCGAATATGACTCAATATTATCCTCTTGGGCGGCCAAGACGCTCAAAAGGAAGATTTCTGTCACAAGCAATGATATATATGAAGTCATTGCATCAAGAACTGGAGTTCCTGTAAAAGAGTTGTCTAAAAGCGAATCAAAGAGGCTGCTTGGATTAAAGTCGAACTTAAAAAAACATATTATCGGTCAAGACGAAGCCCTTGAAGAAGTTTCAAGCTCTATATTAAGATCAAAATCTGGTCTACAGGATAATAATAAACCCATAGGAAGCTTTCTTTTGCTTGGGCCTACAGGAACTGGAAAAACTTACACTTCTAAAATTATAGCCGAATCGGTATTTGGAGGAAGAGATAAAATAATCCAGCTTGATATGAGTGAATACTCAGAAAAAGTCTCCTCAAATAAAATGATTGGCTCATCTCCTGGATATGTTGGGTACGAGGAAGGTGGAATCTTAACAGAAAAAATCAGAAAAAATCCATATAGCGTTGTTTTATTCGATGAGATTGAGAAGGCTCATCCAGACGTGTTAAACATGTTGCTCCAGATTCTTGAAGAGGGGTTTTTGACCGACAATGCTGGAAGAAAAGTTAACTTTAATAATGCAATTGTTATTCTTACTGGAAACGTTGGAAGCTCTTTGGTAGACAAATCAAGCATGGGATTTGGGGCTGTAGACAAAGAAAAAGAAAATAAGTCAAATCTAAAGAAAGAACTCAAAAAAACATTTAGGCCAGAGTTTTTAAATAGGCTTGACCAGATTATTCTGTTTAAAGAATTTGACGACAAGAGTATGAAAAAAATTATTAAACTGGAAATTGGCAAAATACAAGACAAGCTCAAATCAAAAAATTTCTATGTTCATGGAACTCCAAGTTTTATTTCCTTAGTTGCAAAGGAAGCTATAGAGGAAAAGCTGGGCGCAAGACCAGTTCATAGATTACTTCAAAAGCATGTGGAAAATAAGCTTTCAGAGCTTATTCTTGGTGAAGAAATATCGGCGGGAGATAAAGTTACCTTCTCCGCTAAAGGTGGAGAGATTTACCACTCAATTAAGGAAGCAGAGGTTTCTCAGGATCTTTAATTTCTGGCTCTGATGGAGCCATGGGATCATTAAACTTTTCTCCAGGATTTTGAGAGAGTTTCTTTTCGGACTCAACGACATCATTATAAATAATCATGCATGACATGAATCTATCAGAAGATTCTGGATACCTTTTTTTCATATTAGCGTCTTGTATGCATCTTGTTACAAATTGATCGCCAGTTTCTGTAGCTGTAGGAGTGGGATAGCGCTTATCTTCGTTCGATAAAAAGTTATTCGGCCCGCCGTCATCCTTTTCTCGTTGTGCTGGAAATGTTTTATCGTATTCAGTATATCTCATAGCCTCATCTAGGGCATCATGAGCTTCTCTGACTTTGTTTTTTACCCAAGTTTCTAGCTCGTCATCTTCTTGAACCATATCATACATCACTCTAGCTTTTTTCCAAATATGGAAAAGCTCCGACTTGGTCATTCTTCCCATATCAGTATTATCAGCTTTTGATTCTTCTGGAGCTTGATCGTTCATTCAAATATATGTACACTTAATCGTAGTAATTGTCTAGATCCGAGTCGGTCTTTATTGGACAGTCTTTTCCTACCACTTGACTTGGATTAGCACCGTACAAGTTATATGCATAAACTAAATCTTTAAATCTTTGAGTCGAAGCGTCGATTGCATCTTGGTAGTTTTTAACAACCTTGGAAGTTTCGCCTTTTTTGGAAGTTGCCCTCTTGATCATAGAGTCTCCCTCTCTTATTACCTCCCAATCATTACTTACGGAAGTTTCTGTTGTGCTCGAGGAAGCCACGGTTCTAAGTTGATTTCTGTGCTCTTTTCTATACCACTCACATATATACATTTCCTTTAAAATTGCTTGAGCCTCCAGATCAAACTTATTAGGATTGTCTCCGCTAAAGCACGTAAAGATGTATGTATTTAACTCTCCAAGGTGACCATACAACCATCCAGAGATCAAAGAGATCTCTGTGATTCTCGCATCTCCAGTTTCATAACCGAATTCGTAATCATATATTTCTGTAGCAAGGTCGCCGATCTTAGTCATTTTATTAGTCTCTCAAATAGTCTAGTACTTCTTTATGTGTTGGATTATTGGGATCAAGTTCTAATGGTTTCCCCATAAGAGTTACACTTCCTTGGCCAGTAAGGCTAGCCTTAAATGATCTTTTTATTTTATTTTTAAGTACAGTCTTATTTCCAGAAGGAAAGATTCCCACTTTTACAGCCATAGCTTGTAGATCTGTCAGATTCATATCTTCCAACATTTCCTCAAAAGCCTCTGGGTCATTTGTTTTGAATGGACTCATTTTCTGAAGCCCCATAATTTGCTCTAGTTCTTTCGCCCTTGCAACCTTCTCATCATAGCTTTTGCCATTTGTTTGCTGCAAGCTCTCAAGTTGAGGCTTTTCCTTCTTTGGGGTCTGAATCTTTTTTGCCGTTTTTACCTTGGACTTCCTTGCGGAAGCTGCTCGTGAATTAGTTGTTTTCTTTTTTGCCATAGTAATTATACTCCTTTTTCCTTATAAATATAGATACACAAGATATAATAAATATATACAACAAAAAATCCACCCCGATTTCGAGGTGGATTTTAAGGTGAGAGTTGGGGGTTAAATTATACGATCAGACCCATGAGGACCTTGTCGTCGATAATCATACGCCCTTCTTCAAGAGATCCGTAGTAGCCAATCTTGGACTGGCGAGTTACGAACTGGTCGTCGGCTACGAGAGTAAACTCGTCTCCAGATTCGGAATCGGTGGCTACCGCACGAATCAAAGATTCACGAGACATATCAATGCCTACGAGAATTTCTTCGCTTCCTGGAACGAATGTCGTTGCAGAGGCGGCAACGGAGTAGTGATCGTCAAACGAGACACTGCCTCCAGCTCCGAAGGTTGTGTTCCACTTCTTGCCTACGCCCATCTCATTGTATTCCTGGAGGGTAACTCCATAGAATTCAGGCATACCAGCGCTATTGAAAACCTGGTTACGGACATCATCCGTAGCAGAGATTGGAGCGCTTTGAGCATCTGGTGCAGTACCGTCAGT